GTAGTGACGTTGCAACAGGACAAATCTGGTCAAGTTCGCTGTACAATGCGCAGCTCGGCACAAATGGTTCAATAATGAGTACGGGAGTAAGCAAGGTAACGACCGCAGGAGATCTGATTATGTCAGATGGTGCAAATAGCATCGTACGAAAAGGAGTTGGGTCGGCTCGACAAGTCCTGGCCATGAACTCGGCAGCCAATTCTATAGAATACCAAAATAGCCCTCAAAGTTTGCTCAGCGCAAAAGGATCAATTCTCGTATCAAGTGCTGCTCATACCCTAGCTGCTTTAGCGATCGGTGCGAATGATACGGTATTAAAATTAAAAGCTTCAGAGGCTACTGGATTAGAGTGGGGGACAGGTGGTGGATCATCACCTGCTAATCCAGAATTATCAGGACCAATGAATAGTGGTTCAACAAATATAAAAACAACAACAACGTTAGCAGTGACGCAGGATGCCAATAAACTGCAAATGTTCCCCCTAGAACCGTTTTGGGAAGATTGCACAGTAACAGGGTTTACGCATAGGGTGACGGCTGTCACAGGGTCACCCAATTATCGCTGTGGAATTTATTCGTTTGATGGCTCAGATTTTACGTTAGTTGCGCAAGGGGCTTCTACATCCCTGAGCACAGGAGTACCAGTTATATTCTCTGGTAGCTTATCTGCTTCCTGCAGTGCAGGCACTCGATACTTTGCTGCGAAAATGGCTGATGCCGACTATACGCTAATAGCAGCTGGAACGTCAGGTAATTATCCATTTAAAGCACTTGGTATGTCACTGGAAAGCACGTCAACAATCGGTGGATCACCAACTCTGCCATCATCAATTGCATTATCAGCTATGACCTTACTATGGTATGCACCTATTAGCGGCATACTCAACGGTTATTGGCCGAGTGCGGATATTTAGGAGGTAGACATGGGGTGGATACGATTTATAGAAAGGAATATTTATGGCATTTCAAGACGGAGCTGATTTAGCCTCAGCAACAATAATCTCGCACACAATCTTTAATAAATACTTCGGCTCAGGAGGAAGTTTTGACGCTGTGGAGACAAATCAAGTAACAACAGCTGGAGATTTAGTTGTATCTAATGGCAGTAAATCCTTGACGAGGCTTGCAATTGGTTCGGCACGACAAGTGCTAGAGACTAATGCAGCAGCGAATAACGTTCAATGGGTTCCTTCAGCTCAATCAGTGATGACAGCTAAAGGAGACATATTAAGCAGTTCGGGAAGTAATGTTTTGACCAGAACAGCCGTAGGAGCAGATGGGACGGTCCTGACAGCAAAAAGTTCTGCTACAAGTGGCATTTCTTTTGAGGCAGCACCAGGGTTCACTGACCCTGCTAAGGGAGAATCAGTCAGTATGCAAGTTCAAGGACTTTATGCTGACCCATGGAGTAAATCATCTGCAGTTGCAAATAGAATTTATGGAGCTTGGTTAATGCCTGTCTGGCAAAGTACCAGTATTACAGAAATCATTTATAACGAAATAGATTCTGGTGGAAATATGATCGCCTCCATCTATTCTTCTACAGATTCCACGATGACTCGTGTTGCAACAACAGGTTCAATTTCAGTGCCAACATCATCTGGCGATCTTACAAAAGTAAGTTTAAGTGCTACTTTGAATGTAGCGACCAGATATCTGATTCTAACGTCGATGTCAGGGACACCTGATTTTTTACGAGTGACGCCAGATTCACTTGAAATACAACGAGTTGGTAGCACATTTTATTATGATCCAGGCAGTCTAACGCACGCGAGTACCATAAATTGGTCGAGTGTGACAAAGACAGATAGCGATGGCATAGTCTGTCTGTTAAACAACGGTGGAATCATTACATAGAAAGGAACAATTAACATGTCGTACACGACTGGAACAGACAGGGCAGATGGTTTTATCGTAGAAGCTGCATTGTATAATCAATTTCTTGGGGCTTCGGGCAACATAAATTTAAGCGCGCCCTATTTAGCTGATGCTGCCAATCAGCTGTTTTACGGCACTGGCAGTAAGGTTATCACAAAATTAAATAAGGGAACTGCCTATCAATATTTGACCGTCAATGATGCAGGCAATACTCCATCATGGGCTGATAGCCCAGCAAAATTATTAGACGCAAAAGGTGAACTGCTTTCTAGTTCAGCTGCTAATACCCCCGTAGCTGTTAGCACTTCAACGGACGGATATATGCTAGAAGCACGGGCGTCAGAGAGTGCAGGGGTTCGTTGGGTAGCTGCAAGCGGTGGCACGACACCAGCGCAGATGGAATTTGAGCCGATGATGACCTGTGATACATTATTCACAAATGCATCGTTTGCCCAAGCACTGACAGCAAATCGCTTGTATATAAGTCCCTTACAGCCAGTAGGTCTATCGACCACTATTGGTGATTTTGTATGTAGTGTTACTGCATCATCGTCCAATTTTATCTTATGCTTGTTTAGCTATAATGGGACCACATTTACAAAGGTTGGTGATGATACTGGATCAACATCTGTTCCCAGTGTCGCAAATCCAGCCGTTCTGACTGGCCTTGATGAAACAATGAGCGTCGGTACCAGATACTATTATGGCGTTATATCAGACGGCACCCCATCATTTCGCATGAAATATGATTCAAATACAAGTGTGAACTATGCATATTATTATGACGTGGGCTCATTCTCCATACCATCGACGGTCGCTAAAAGTGCAGTGACTGCCAGTTTTGGCAATCCAGTTTCAGGCTTCTTCGAAAACGGAGGCTTAATAACAGACAGTTAAGTAAATAATTATAGAAAGGATTAATTATGGCAACAAAAAAAGTGAGATATATAGGAATGAATGAGCGGTTGAATCTGCCAGTATCATTGCTGACATATGATGATGAAGAAAGCGATATGTACGTCGTAGACCTGCCAGCAGACGTTGACCGAACGGATGCTGCAGCTGTCAGAGAGTACGCAAAAGGCATTATCGAAAGCAATCATTCATACACATTGGTTGACGATGAAGATATTCCTGTATTGCGAAAAAAATTAGATGATTGGCTTGCAGATCCATCAACGGCAACAAGTGATGAAATACTTATTGACTTGGTTACGATCCTTCGTGACAAGACTATTTTTTAAGGAGAAAGATATGGCTAAGAAAACAGAAGCAGAAGGCTACTATAAATTCGCTGATCACATACCCGTCCCAGTTTGGCCTCAGCAAAATGCCAGTTGTGGCTATCCTGATGTAGCGCCTGGTCAGATGAAACCGATTGCGGTTATTTGGCATATAATGAGCGGCTACGCCTCAACTATGATTAATTGGGCTAAGGAATCAAGTGGGGTACAAAAAAGCGCACACTTTATTATCGATAGGCAAGGAAATATCACACAGACAGTGTCTATTTATACGCCAGCTTGGCATGCAGGTGGAGTCAATAACCCTTCATGGAGCTTATATAAAGGTGGTAATCCTAATAAATATACTATTGGTATAGAATTTGAGGGCTTCAGTATTAAGCCATCATATGGCTATGACTATCTATATAGCGATGAAGTGCCGTGGCCGACAGCTATGATCAAGGCTGGCACTAAAGTGACAAACTGGTGCATGCAACAGACGGGTATTGTACCCAGCGTTGATACGATGATCGGACATTATGAAGTCGATGCAGTCAATAGAGCGCATGATCCTGCACCGTCAACTGCACGACACATATGGCCACGAGACAAGATATTGGCACAATTGAGAGGTGAGCCAGATGACCCTGTAGATATACGAAAGGGTCAAGAAGATGCTGTCAGTGATTTACATACTGGCAGAGACGAACTAGCACTGGCACAGCAGAAGCTGTCTCAGGCTAGTGACTTAATTCAAGCTGCACTAGATGCGGATTAACAGAGGAGAAATGGAGTGGAATATGAATCCACTATATAAGGATGTTTTAGAGCGGGCAGTAAGCACGTTTGCACAAACATTCATTGGAGTTATTGGCACTGTCCAATTGACAGCTGTTGATGCTTCACTCGTTGAGTCAGCAGTGGTTGCAGGTATTGCAGCAGCTGCGAGTGTTGTTAAGACTGGGCTGGCAGCAAAAGGTCCAGTAGGTGATGACACAGGGGCTGCGTTCTAAAATGGACAAGCTCGGAGGTAAAATCCCTTTACTATCGATCCTACTCGTCGTTCTGGTTCAGATCGGCGGTGGGATCGTGTTCTTAACTAACCTGAGTAGAGATGTGCAAAATAATACAGATGCGATAGTTCATTTGATCGAAAACGATACTGCACAATACGCTATTGACGAAATTAATAATGCTCGAACCAATATTGAGACAAATAAGATACTGGTTGATCAATTATTATTTGATGTCGAAATGAATAAACAAATTACATCAAAATTAGAAGACATAGATCTTAGTTATACCCTTTCAAAACTCACAAAATTAGAAACGGAAATTTTAAATATTAAAGAAGATTCATTCAGCAATGATCAATTTTTATTAGAGCAACAAATAGATTTTGCTACGCAAGAAATAACTCGCCTTCAAGTGATTGTCGAAAATATAAAGAGAACTAGTGACGATAGAATTTTTATACTTGATGACTTGAAAAGCAAATTAATTTATTTAGAGCAGGAAGTGTATTCGATACCGAGGTAATTAAAAATGAATATTAAAGTGAACGGAACATTTATTTCAATTGCCACTGCTATTATTGTGCAGGCAGCTTCCATAATTTTTTTTATAAGCAGTTTAAGCTCAACTGTAGAAAATAATTCCGCACGTATTGGCAAGATAGAAGCAAGCATGGATGAAATTGCTGCAGCAATTGAATCACTGGACAAATCAATTACGCTAATGCAGGATCAGCAGAAAAATATTAATGCAGAACACAAAATGTTATTTGAAAGCGGTACATATGGAGACAAGTATGTGCCAGCAGAAATGAGGAAATATTAATGATTGAAAAACTGAACGGTCACAGGTTCTCTCTAGGCGTTAGCATTGCGATTGGAACGCAGGTGGTTGGGGGACTTCTGTACTTTAACACATTAGTGACAACTTTAAATCATACAGCAGAGCAGGTTGAAGAATTAACGACATTAACAAAACAACTCAATGGCAGGCTTACTAAAATTGAATTTGAGGCTGAACGAAACTTCAGTTTGAATAAATTTCTTACTGATAATATGAATGAAGAAATTGAAGATCTTGAAGATTCATTAACAAGCCTTGAACGCACTCTCATGACAAGATAGTTGGATCGTTTTTGGATCGTTTGTGTAAAAAAGCATCAAAAGTGACATAAGTGAGCATACACACAATAAAGTACTTGAAAACATAATTTAAACCTGTTATCATT